AAAATCATCAAAATAAGGGTTGATATTTAAGTCTGTTTTTTGTGCCATCTTTTTTAGAATTCCAGAATGATTTTAACGTCTTCTTTTTGCCTAAGATTTCTTTCAACTTCAGGTCTATTATCGATGTAGATAATATCGCCCGTCTTTTTATTTATCTCTGGATTTGCAAGTCCACCCGTAAAGGTTACACCGAGATTAACTCCATTTTCAGAACTTCCAGTAAATCCAGCAGAAACTGTGGTACTAGTTGCTGATGTGAAGGAAATGCTATCAGTATTATTAAATTCTATAATTTTAGAATTTACACCAATAGTTGTTCTATCTTCTTGACTTACACCATTTGTAAGGAAAAGTGATCTATCTTTAAAATACTTTAAAACTTTAGTGGTGCTGTCATATGAAGCAACGTATCCTTTTGCAATCTCTGACGCTGATTGAGTTTGAGAAACTGTTTCTCCGACAGTAGGTGTTCCTGTATAGGAGGCGTCTAATTTTAATGCATATAGACCAGAATAAGTTGATCCAGTAAATGTAGAAACACCTGCATATTCTTTTGGATTTTTCACAATCCCAACTTGTGAAAATTTAGTATCAACTGGAAAATCTTTAGTTGAACTATCAAATCTAGAGTAAACTAAGACCCTATCCGTTCCAAGTTCGGTGTAGATATCATATCCATGACCTTTTGATGGTGGTATGATTGGTATTAAGTTTGCTGCACTAGATATTGTTCCAGTTCGTTTTAAATCAACTATACCAAAAGTATATCCACTTCCACCAGAGGTTATGTTTGTTGATGTAATTGTACCATTACTATCAACAGTTACAGAAACCTTAGCACCAGATCCATCTCCTAGAATATCGTATGTTCCATTAGAATAACCTGTTCCACCACTCTTAATATAAACTTTCTTAATTTGATTATTATTAGTGTCTGAATCCCCAGCCTCTCTAACTGACTGAATTTGTGAGTCTGATGTAGTTGCCCAATCGTTTGGAACTACAATATATTCGGTAGAGTCAAACTTTATAACGTCGCTTGGGGAGATTGAGAACAAATACTTCCACAAGTATCCATCAGAACCTGCAGAAAATGGTTGCAGATCTGTAGATGTTGGTTCAAATTTTGATCTGCTTCCAGTAATATTTGTACCCGACGATCCATTATCAATACAGATATACACCTTATAGTCACTATTAATTACATAATAATTTGAGTCGTATAACCTACTTGTTTGGGAATTTGGTGTTGGATTTGATACACTATAATCATGCCTATACATGTCATAGGCAGTGTTGGTTGTCCATTGAACTTTTCTTATAACTCTTCTAATATTTGCACTCGTGACTCTCTTACCAAACAATCCAGTATCTTTGTAATGAGACAAATATTGCAAATTATCTGTAGGACTTGGTGGTCCACTAGACGAAGTATTCCAATCAGAGGTTCTTCCAAATCCAGTGACACTTGAATTTGGAAGACCTAAAAACACATAGTATGAATTATTATCATCTAAAACTGAATCTACAAAATTATTCGCATTCAATATTCTAAATTGATCTGTTACGACAGCAGCCATATTAACATAGTTTTTTAGATATTTATAACAGTTTAGGTAGAGCGCCAGTAGACCTTATACCAACATTCCTCCTCTGAATAGTTGGATATGTTGATAAACCCGAAACTAATCCTCCAGTTACACCAATAGATATTGGATTAGAAGATCTAACCAAACCAGATGTATTTGACAATCTACCCCATGAATATCTACCAACTGGATAACTAGAAGTTCCAGTTGTATTAATTCCTAAGAGAGATGAAGCGGAATGAACACGACAAGTAATAATTCCAGTTGAGTTGTTTATTGCCTCAACATGATAAACATTATCCAAATAAGTAGTTCCTATTCCAATGACTTCACTATCTGAACTTATAATAGAAGTTACGCCATTTCCAACTAAAGTATCAAATATGTAAATAGGATATCCAACTTGTAAATTGGAAGAAACTAAAGAATCTAGAGTAAATTCTATTGCCAAATTTGGTGTGGTAGTTGATGCTATTCCAACTATAGATCCAGAATCACCTTGTATTGTTGTAAAGTTAGATACTAATTCTACAGATCCATTAGCACTGGTTGATATTCCATTAACAATCAAACAATCGAATGATGACAAATCTGGATTCTCATATCTAAACAATTCAACAGTATCTACGAATACCTGAGTATCACTTGTGGACAGACCACTTATTATATTTGCTGTTGGGAATACAAGAGATTCAATTGAGTCTCTAGATTTTGATACTAATTCTCCATTAATCTTTTTGTCAACCTTTTGTTTAGTCCAACTGAGTGGTCTATACTCTGCGCTAATTCCAGGACCAGAATACAAATTCGTTTCAAATTTATCGGAGAATGATAAATCATATATTGTTCTCTTGTCTTGAGCCAATATTCCTGGATAATCATTACTCTTAAGAACCTGAACAATGTCACCTTTTTTCAGAGTTTCTGAGACTCCAGTTATAAGTTGGACATCAGAATTTGTGCCTTTGTAAAAATAAATTGAGATTTTATCTTCTACTTTTGGTGCGGTTGTAAATTTAAACGATGTTCCACCATCAAATTCATAAGAAATACCTGGTTCTTGGAGTACTCCGTTTATAAAGATTAATAAGCAGTTTATCAGACTTATTCTGGAATCAAGATCTTTCTCAAAACTTAGAAGTTCCCCGTTATAAAATAGTGGGAATGTTGTTCTTACACCATCTTGGTAATCGGAAATAGAATCTATAAAATCTAGTTCACCAAATTCCCATGCCGCAAATTTATCAGAATAAGTTTCAATAACGGTTAGTTCAAATTCTGAAATTGGTGAGGAAAGTGTAGAGTCTGTAACAAGTCCGACAGGTTTAAAAACATCACCTCTTCTAAAGGAATAACCATTTCGGGTTATATCAAATTCAGTCACTCCAAAATATGTTGATGCTATACCAACTGAACCAACTTTCAAACTTACAGAAAGACCAATACCCGTCTGAGTTGTATTGCCAATACCAAGTCTAGAAACACCAATAACAGAAAGATTTTCATAAGTTGGTTCAGAAACATGTACTTTGGGATTATTATATCCAGTTCCACCAGATCCAACAATTGAGAATGAAAGGGTTCCTCCTGCTCCAACAGTTGCCGTTATTATTGCTGGATCACCACCAGCATCTTGCGTTGGATCATAAACAGTTACTCCAATAGATGTTAATCCATTATAACCAGAACCATAAGAACCTCCAGGAAGTGCAGTTGTTATTCCAGAAATAGATCCTCCTGCACCCACTATGGCAGTTACAGAAGCACCTACAAGTGGTGCAAAACCAAGACCTGGTGTTGATCCTAGTGAAACAATAATTCCACCTCTTGGAGTCTCATTTTGATTAACATCATAATCTGAAATAACATACTCCAGAGGATCTGTTTCTGGTTTTGTAATACCAGAAAATTCTATGGTGCTAACACCAACAACAGTATTTTCTAATATCTTATAATTGCCACTTGGATTATTTGTTGTGGTTGGTTGTTGGAATATTCCATTTATGAGAACAATTCCACTACCCCCAATAGATCCAATTCCAGTTGTATTTGCACCACCAACTTGTAATGTGAAAGTTCTTCCGATGCCGTTAAACTGTTCGGACAAGTCATCATATATTTTATTGGTGGTATAATCAGATCTCAGGAATACACGCCCACTAAAAGTTGACGTATCAAAATCTAAATTAGACTCTGTTTTTGTAATTTGAGGATTTCCTCTAGGAGATTCTGTGAAATGTATTTCATTTTCTACAATATTAAAAGATCCTCTATAAATATCGACTTGTGTTGAAGATGTGTGTGATGTTGATGACGTTCCGACAAATCCTCTATCAGTTTCTACCAAATTAAACGATCCGGAATTAGTGATTGGACCTACACTTGTTGTCCCCAAACCAACATTATTGACTCTGACAAATTCATCATCTATTTTAAGAATATCGAGTGGATTAATGGAGGATATTCCACTCAAACTAAAAGTAGTGGTAGATGTTTCAATAGATTCAGATAAAGTGTGAGAAATGTTTGTAAAAATTAATGGATGTTGAATTAAGTTATCAATGACGATAATGGATTTCTCATTCTTTTTAGACATTTCAAATTGGTGATTATTTCCACCGCCAAGATCAGTGAATGTTACTGCTGTTCCACTTCTTACTGTTGATATTTGGAAAACATCAGCATTTAGGTTATTTACAATTGCAAAAACTGTAGAGGGAAGTAGATCTGTAACACTGCCATCAGTATAGGTCATTGCAGTTGTTGCAATTCCAATTATTGATGATTTTGGAGTGTAAATTAACTCTTCACCATTTTTAAAGAAGTGATTTTGTATTGTAAAAGTTCCTGTAGAGGAGTTTAATACTGAAGTATCCTGTGGATCGAATGATTTTACAAATATTTGAGTTCCACCAGATGTTAAATTAAAATTAGATCTATTAATTCTGTCACCATTTATAGCGTTGTAAAACTTGAGATCTACAGATTCCTGAATATTTCCATAATTAAGAGTTGGTGGTGTATTTTCTGTATCTAAATCATTATAAAAACACTGACTAAATGCGGATATTACAATATTTTCCGCAGAAAACTCCGAATCTGGGTAGAAGTTGAGTTCTAGGTTTGATCCACTATTATTTCCACCAAAAGTACCTATTCCCAATACATCATCAAATGTGGAATTTGAACTAACACTAAGAAGAGCTGATTGTTGTACGTAAACATCATTATCATCTTGTATCATCATTACTTGATGAACTGCTTTTGTAGATCCAATGCTAACTTCTACTAGTGATTTTATAGAATTGAATAAGGTTTTATCTACAGAAACTATTGAAGTTGTTCCAACACCGACAGTAAAATCGGATTGATAGATGACTGTTCTTTCAGATCCTGTTGGTTGTCTATCCAATTTAAATCTATAAGGAGTTCCAACACCAGTAGATGTTGTTCCAAAACCAACAATTTTTGCTCTCAGTAAATTATCATCTGAAGAAGTATTGGTGTAATCTAATGTTAGAACTCCAGAAGAAATATTTGCTCCAAATGATCCTATAAAATTATTTGAGAAGTTCAAATTTTGATCTGAATCAAAATAGTATTCCGAAATATAAGTATCTGTTCCTGCCGCAGAAACATATACCTCAACAAAATTCATATCATTTGTTGCGGAATTAACTACTTGAACATTTGCATATAGAGACTCAAAATCTGCAGTGCTAAATGAGGCTATGTTTGTTGTTATTCCAGAGGTCGCTATTCCTGTAGAACTTACCAAGTTTGAGAAACCAACTGATGTTGTTCCGACGCCGACAGAGGACGAAGTAAAGGTATTTCTTACAAGTTTTAAATCATAATCTGTATCATATGGATCTACAGGAATAAACCTAAGATAACTATCACCAAGATCATCAACTACTACAGAAAATTCACCATACTGCTCATTCAATGAGTGTAAAGTTGTATCAACTCCCACATTTACAATGCTACCCTTTTCTACAAGATAACTATTAGTTCCATCATTTAAAATTACAACTTCGCTGAATTGAATTTCACTGTTATCCGAACTTGTGACACGAATTAAGAAGTTTTCATAAGAGTTTGAAGAGTCGAGTTTAATGATGTTAAAAAATTCACTAGGGTTACTTTCTGAATTTGAGAAACGATCACTTATATCATCAATGGATAAAACATCATTACCAATATTTTTGATATAATCTGTAAGTTTTGTATTTTTTAATTTTAGATATTTTGAATTTCCTGTTGCCGAATCAATGTCAATATCCTGAACCAAATCAAAATCGTAAATTGTATCTACTCTAAGATCATCTATAAAATCACGAACAACTATTGTTTCATCAGTTCCTACAAGATCTGATGCGTCTGTTGTTGAGGTAATACCAGTATCTGCAAAATCCTTTAATCCACTAGTGTGTAGTAATGGTTTAATTTTGGATTGGATTTCACTATATTCCTTAGTGCTCTGTATTGAATATGAAAGATTTTGATAGTAGTCATTATCTGGAGTAACTTGATTGTCATAATTTAGTTTTCCAACTTCGTCAATCCATCCAATATTTTGTGGTATTGAATATCCAATTTTAAATGTTCCAGAGTTAATGCCAATTTCATTGACAGTTGCTACTGTTCCTGATTCTTTACCAATTATAACTTCATTTAAACTTAGATCGTAAGTACCAAATACCTTAAGAATAGTTCCATCATAATCCGAAACAAACAAATCTCTTACAATGTTATTAGAGACAATCTGCTCACCAATACTGAAATTCAATCTTCTTTGTGTTATATCAAACGTTGGATATTCATCTTCGTGTATTAAAGTCGCAAATCCATCCTGGATGGTTTTAGCAATTCCAGTATTAGTTGTTAATCCGCCATTAGATACACTAGAAAGATCAAAAACAACCTTATGATATGGAGATGATTCTATATAAGAATCCACAGAGAATAAAACATATCCATAATCTTCAGAATTAAAACCAGAACCACTTGAACTAAATTTTTGTATTCCCTCAACAAAAACTTGATCTCCAGCAGCAAATGGATATGTGGAAAAACCAAGAGGTGGTACTGTTATAGAGCAAGTAAATATGCCAGTAGAATTGGATTCTACTCTTTGAACACTTATACCATTTGTATTATTAATAGTAAATAATCTAACAGAGTCTTCGGGAAGTCCTTTTGGATTTTCTTCTATTGTTATAGAATTTACAGATTCGCCAACCAAGTTTGCAGTTAATAATCCAGAATCAATTTTTTCTCCCGTAGATGAATTAACAATTACAACATCTGGAGATTCTGTATATCCTCTTCCACCGTTATTGACAGTAATAGATTCTAAAGTGTTTGAATTATTTAAAATAATATTAGGAGAAACAAATGCAGTTGGATTTAATGTAGGATCAAATGAATATTCAAATTCTTCGTTTTTAATTCTAATCTGATTTACATTACCTACACTATTAGATTTTGCAAGAACGTAGGCATCCTTTCCATTTTGTGTCAAAATTCCATCTACAATTGGTAAGTTCTTATAACCATATCCATTAGATATTAAGTTTAGTTTCCCTATTCCTCCAGTAGATGTTGTAGATGACGTAATATACTTTAATACATCGCAGTTATTTTTAGTGTATGATAGATTCTCTGGAACTTCTTCTAAAACAATATCAAATGTAGTTGCTGCTACCGCTACAACATTATATTTTCCATTATATAAACTATCAACTAGTGCTATTTCAGAGTAATTTTTTACATCAGTATCGGCAGTGCTTATAAATCCAGACTTTTCTATATTATAGTAAAGAGTTTTTGGTAAACTGGAGTCATAAGAAATTGTCAATGCAGCTCCAACTGTTCCAATGGTTGTTCCATATCCCAAATTAAATGATGATGTAGATGCAGTAGAGACGAATTCATCTTTAAATTGATTATCTCTATAAATTTTAAAGTCATACCCTGACAGAGAAGAGTCTGATAAATCAAATACTAAATTATTATTTTTTACTGTTTCAATCTTTGGATTAATTAAAGATAAAAATTGTGATTCACCGCCGGTGCTTGCAATACTTACAGAAACTGGAGGTATTGATAAAGAATCTTTATACGTTTCACAAAGTTTTACGGTATTAGAATCAATTTTAAACACATAGTAACTGCCTGTTGATAATCCAGATGCTACTGAATCTGAAGAATAATGAATTTTGTCTCCAGTATCTAATTGGTGGTTATTAACCGTAATTGTATTTGTATTAGTATTAACTCCTGTAGAACTAAATCCAATTGGATTTATCAATAATTTTTCGGTCACACTATTTCTAGAAACTCTTACCGACGTTGACGTACCTATTCCTACCGAAAGATTTGGATTTACAGTAAGTTCTACAACATCATTTACTGACATCTGATGTGAAGTTGATACTGAAACGGTTGCTTTTATTTTTTCAACTTTTCCAGTTATTTGACTGTAAGATGACTCAAAAGAATATAAATCATCATCATCACCACCACTATGATAGAATAATTCACTAGAATTTAAACTAGTTTTTAATCCAATTAGATTGGATCCTTTATTAATTACAAAAAGATCGGATGGCAAATTGCTTGTGTTTACACCGTCGGTGGAAATTAAAATATTAGTTCCATTAGTGGTGTATGTGATCCTCTGGTTATTTTTAAAAGGATGGTTTTCAAGGTATATTGACTTACTAGGTATCCCTCTAGTAACTCCAGATTTATCACCAAAATCAAAGGTTGATAAGTGATACTGACCTGGTGTTGTTCCAAATCCAACAGATTCTGTTGGATTGAAGAAAACTTTATCGTTTACTTTTGAATCAAAGAAATCAACTTGACTATCAATCGTAAATGAATCTGGGAGGAATGATATGGAAGAATTTTCATTGTGTGATGTTCCTGTCAACCCCCTCTCAACTCTTATGATATTCTGATTCTTAAATAGACCCAAAACCTTTAAAGTTTCAGATCCTATTCCAATGCTACTTCCCACTGAAATATTTTCAGGAATTCTTGAGACATAAATTTCAGTTCCACCAATACTTGCAGTAGATGGAATTGAAGAAATAGCAACAGAATTCTTAACATCTACATTTATTTTATGAACTCCATTTAGTGAGGATAAACTTGTAGAGAAACCAGAAATAGAAACATAATCATTATCATTTAAAGTGTGGTTTGGAGAAATTGTTACTTTTATCTTAGATCCATCAACCCAAGTGAATACTGAATCTTCATATGTACTCACTGTTGTGTTTATTTCTGTTATCTCCTTACCTTCAACAAAAGAAATGGACGAGTAAGCTCCGCCACCATCTGTACCAGAGTTATCAAAATTGAGAATATCATTAACTTTATATCCCGTCCCCGCATTTTTTATAACAAAACTTTCTACACCACCTCGTGTAACAGACTCAACTACAATTTTCTGGCGGGTGATGTCATCTATTTCCGAAATAAAATCATATCCCGCATTATTGTCTGAAACTTTATATGGTAAAGTATTTCTTAGTAAATTAGTATTAGTAAAATCAAATGTTTGATCTAATGTTGTATTCTCATCTAATGTCTGAGATTTGTATGAATTTCCAATAAAGTATGGGAATGTTGGAGTACCAGATGCATTAATTG